AAAACTCCGCGCCATTGCTGGCGCTTTGAATTTCACGCATTCTCAATGCGTCATCGAAAAATAAAACGGGCGTCGCAATCATGCCGCCGCCCCTAGTCGCGCATCGATTCGTTTTTTACCGCCGCCGTGGGCGCGGAATCCGATTAAATAATTGCGCTCATGATCGGCGCATAATCCGCAGCTAGAACAGGTCACGCGGTCGCTGGTTTGGGCCGGACAGATGACAACCTTGCGCCCTTTGGGCGTGTGGCTAACTTTTGGCGTGTCACTGGACACCACCACGGCGACAGATAAACCCGTCGCGGCTTTTTTATCGGCGTCCTTCAAATTGTCCGCGCTTAGATTGATCGGAAGGCCCGCAGCTTTAGCAGCTTTCAAAATGCGCACATTGGCCGCCGTTGGCCGGTAATGGGTATAGGAGATGACCCGCAGATGTTTAAAGGCTCGCGCCTTCTCCAGAATCGCGTCTTTATCTATCAGTTCGGGATTCGTCGCGCTGGGCCATTCATCCCCCGCGACCTTGTCCCGAATCAGTGAGCCACGCGGCAAGCGCTTAACTTGTTTATAAACCTCGGCGAGCTGCTGCCCACGTTGGCCCGCGTCGAGCTTCGCCCAATTCAAGCGCGTATAAAAGCCGGTCTTCACGTAGCAATCAAACTCGATCAGTGGGCACGACGGCGGGCAAGTAAAAGAAGGGTAAGTGGTGCACGCCATCGGCCCGAGCTTGGCATTCATCGACACGCGGACGAATTGAGCAATAAGCTTCTCAGCTGGGCGGCTCATAAAAACCACCCCACGATTAAAACGGCGAACACGCCGCCGGTTATGGCAACGGCCGCCGGTAGCGCTTCTGCAATTTCAAACCGGATGCGCTGGCGCTTCTGTCGCGCTTGCTGGCGCTCGACTTCGCGCCGATGATTGGCGAGTAGCTCTGACCATGTCGCAGCGAAATGATCATCAAGCGCCGCCATGCGTTCTGTTATTTGTCTATCCATAATCCCTCCCAAAGGGTTTTCGTTTAAGTTAACAAAGACAATGAATAGGAAGAATACCGGAAATTCGGGAAGCTGTCACGAATTAATTGTCATCGGATTCAATACAGATGAAACCGCCGGACAGCTCGTAAAATGCGGGCGCTTGGCGTGTTCGGATGCATGGGGAAATAAGCTCCAAACGGGCAGTAATTAGCCTGGTGAATTGCCTGGGCGAACCATAATTTGAGCCTATTTTTATCGGGCTTTTTTTTCGCTAAATTTTTTCCGACACAAAAAAGACATATTTGGACGTTTCGCGATCCGGCCAAAATGCGGCCATATTTGGGCCTGTCACTTGCATAGAATCGAGCGGCGCGGGTGTCAGCTCGTGCATTGTTTCGACAATCGCCCAAAACCGGCGGCAACTGGTGAAACACAGGGGGAGAGATAAGCGGCTGCAAGGGCGTTACCGGCTGCCGGTGTTGGCTGGTGTCGCTGGTGTTGGCGCTGGGGTGTCTGCTGTCTGTGATGGGTGTCTGCTATTGATGTCCCCTTAACGCACACACATGGCCGCCAAACTTTCCCAGCTCAGGCAGTAACGACAGGGGCAGCAACTGAACAAGCCGCCGCCCGTCACCAGCTGGGGCGCATTGGTCCTACAATCGGCCCCAATCAAAACAACTGGCGTTAATTGCTGGGCATACAGGGCACAGCAGCGCATTGAGACAGCGCCGCCCGCGCCAATGGGGGGGCATAGGGGAGGGCCGGACCCCACCCCACCCCAAGCGCCATAAATAAAAAATAACAATATCCTCCACGCAAACCGGAGGGGAAAATAGAACCTCTATAAGCAATACCTAATAAACGGTAGACATCCCACGGTCACACACGGGGGTTCTCTATTACTAGGACCATCTTTATGACAACTAAAATGTGTTTTGTATTGAAAAATAACGACACCCTATAGGTTACCATTCCTAAACCATTAACGTTTCACCACGGGCGTTACAGAGCCTCTCAGAGGTACATATGATTAATACAGAGAAGCAAGCCAAATTTGTCGAGTACTACGTTTTGACGGGTAATGCGACACAGGCATACAAGATGGCTGGATATTCGCCTAAAGCTGCGGATGTTAACGGGCCAAATTTAAGAAAAAAACTTGCCGTAGAGATAGAAGAGGAGACTCGGAAGAGGGTGCAGGGTCTTGCCCCTATGGCGGTGGGATTTTTGGAGGAGTTGGCGAAAAACGCCCAATCAGAACAGGTCAGGCTGAAGGCGGTGATGGATATTCTGGATCGTTCTGGTTACAAGCCTACCGACAAGGTAGAGCAGACCGTCACTTATGACGATAAGACCACGGACGAGTTAAAAGCAGAGCTGGCTAATTTGATGGGTTTTGAGGAACCTACCCTCCAGTGAATCCATTGTACGGTAAACCAATGGTCCAAGAGCCTTTTTGGCTGCGCCGTGCCAAGGGTCAAACGAATTCTCCCGTCGTTAATCAGATGTGGCATCCAGATAAAGATACAGGCCAGATGCAAACTGTTTACTCAGCGACGCATCCGATGGGTCTTTTGCCCAATGCAAAACAGCCTTACCAGTCAAAGGCAATGTTGTACCCGACAATTCGCTGGAGATCTCCTGGGCTTGAAAAGTTACCGAATGACCGTGCTCTCCAAGAGGCAATGGAAATGAAAGATTACATGGTGTTCCCAAACTTGTGGGATGCAACAGAGTATTCAAAATCACTAAGCGCCAGTATCGAGCGGGAAGTTAGCCTTAATGATCAAATTTTGGGGAAGGTGTCGGAACGCCTTGGCATAAACGCATCTCGTTTGAATGACTTTGCTAATGTCGTAAGCGGCGTGGAAAGCAGCTACGGAAAAAACCTTCGTAATCCCGAATCGTCGGCCAAAGGCATCTATCAATTGACCGATGACACCTTTGTCACCGCAAAAAACAGGCTAAAAAATATAACGGGGAGCATTCCCGAAAGAATAAAAAACGCAGAATCTATTCTCGACTTATCTCCTGATGACCAAAAAGCACTCTTTTTTGCTCACTTGACGGAAGATAAAGGCAGTGACGCAGAAATTCGATCGTATTTGGAAGGGGGGTCTGGGAGAGACTTGTATGTGAAGCATCATTACAAGGGAGATCCTGACTTGAACACAAATAAAAGATTGGATGACTTCTTCGGCTAGTCTTGTCCAAGCCGTAGAGCTTGCGAAGATTATAAAAAATCGGGAACGGTTCGAGCGTCTTTACGCTTACGACCCTTACCCTTATCAGCAGAGGTTTCACGAAACAGGTAGCCAAGCCAACCAGCGGTTGCTTATGGCGGCTAACCGAATCGGCAAGTCCTACTGCGGGGCTATGGAGATGGCCTACCACCTAACAGGGATATATCCGGATTGGTGGAAAGGGCGTGTCTTCCATAAACCCATTACAGCTTGGGCGGGTGGTGTTTCTAACGAAACTACGAGAGACATTGTCCAAGCAGAATTACTAGGCTCTCCTGACGATCCCGAAGCTTTCGGCACTGGCTCGATACCAAAATCTTGCATTGTGAAAAGTGAGAGAAAGCCAGGGGTTCCAAATGCAAAATCCGTTGTTCTTGTTAAACACAAATCGGGTCTGAATTCGTCTTTATTCTTTAAAGCCTATGAAATGGGCGTGGATAAATGGCAGGGTCGATCTGTGGACTGCGTTTGGCTTGACGAAGAACCTAGCAGGGAACTCTATTCACAGGCAGTTACACGAACGCTGGATAGAAGGGGCATGGTGTATATGACCTTCACGCCTGAGAACGGAATGACTGAAACGGTTGCAAGTTTTATGAACAACCTACAAGTAGGTCAATCCTTGGATAACGCCACTTGGGATGATGCGTCTGAAAAAATTACGACCTTAAGTGGGGCAAAAGGTCATCTAGATGAGCAAATTATGGCTCAGATTTTGTCTGCATACTCCCCTCACGAAAGAGAAATGCGGAAACACGGCAGACCATCTATCGGTAGTGGGCTAGTTTTTCCGGTAAATGAGTCTGAATTAGTTGTAGAACCTTTCCCGTTGCCAGAAGAATGGCCTCGTATTGCTGCAATAGATTTTGGTTGGGATCATCCCACAGCTGTTGTTTGGGTAGCGTGGGATAGAGAAGAGGATCGCGTTTATGTATACGACACCTATCGACAAAGCAAAGCCCCGCCACACGTTCATGCAGCAACCATTAAAACAAGAGGGCCGTGGAACATCGTCTGGCCTCACGATGGTCACCGAAAAGATTCGATGGGCAACCCAGGTCTTGCGGAACAGTATCGGACTTTAGGCTGCAATCTACTTCCGTTTCATTTTGAAAATCCCCCAGCACTCGGGGAAAAGAAAGGCGGTAATTCTGTAGAAGTTGGGATCATGGAAATGTTGCACAGAATGGAAAAAGACCAGTTCAAAGTATTTGCAACACAAAGTGATTGGTGGGAAGAATTTAGGATGTATCACAGAAAAGAAGGAAAGATTGTCGCGCTTAGAGATGATCTTATGTCGGCAACACGATATGCCGTAATGTCACTCCGGTTCTCAACAGAGGGAAAAAATCCAGTTTGGGATAGGGAACTTAAATATCCGCAATTGGGAATAGTATGAACGCAGGTAGAATTTTAGAAGACGAAGACTTTTATACGGGGATGCTTGCGCAATCCCTGATGCCCGAAGGCGGCTCTGAGTATATTGCTAATGTAAGTGGTTGGCCGCGCCCGATACGGGGACTGTTATCGGGTAATAGTGGTGGAAATCCTCCTCCTCCGAATATGGGAGGTCAGCAGCCGCCCCCGCCTTCTCCCGAACCAAGTACGCCGCCACCAGAGGCAACGCCAGAGACACCGGAGCCAGCTGCTCCACGAGCGCATTACAAAGCTCGCGTTTATCCTTACGGAAATCCCTTGTTGGTTGAGATGGGTCAGGCAAGGGTTGGCCCCTATTCATATAAAAATCTGGATGACGGGACAACTGTGCAAGGCGTTGGGGAAAATACGATAAACAGTTCAAGAAATCCTTTTCAGAATCTAATCGGTAACTACGAAGATACAACTAACTATATCGATCGGTGGCAAGGATTAACAAATCAACAATTTTTAGAAAATTCTTTAGCCGCCAGCGTCATTCCTTTTGGTAGCGGAACGACCGCTGAAGAGTTAGCTGCTTTCGGATTTAGCGGCACTGGTGCTGACGATTTTGTAGCGGGCAACTACGGCGTTGTTAATCCGTTTGCAGGGTTACTAGTTGGAAGTGATAGTGAATATATTACCCAGCCTGGCGAATATGCTAACAATCCCGATATGTATAACATTATGACAAACGCCGGTTATGTGCCTAATTATGAAACTGGGTATGAAGCCGAGAAATGGGACCCTGATACTGGCACACAAGTAAGAGGAACCCAGTTTTTCAATCAAGGAGAACTTGTTCCAGAAGGGTATGGATTTATTCCCGAAAAATCACTTTACACTAATAACGTAATGAACAGTTCAAACGCGCCACAACTTTATGTATACCCAGATGGCAGCGCAGAACTTGTCAGTCCAGATGAAATAGCTGCTAAAAGTTTATTGGATGTGCATTACGCTCCTAATTCTTTAGCTTCTTATCAGCAGCCAGACTTCTTCGACACGATGGCGTCAAAAAACCCAGGTGCCGTGCCAGAAGATAACTGGGCAGATCTAGACGCTGAAAAGGCAAGACTTCTGAAGTATTACACGGAATATTTTCCCACTGGAACACAATCTGGTGCAGCAACATCAGAAACGGTAGCGCCAACAACCTTTGGCTTGCTTCCCTGAGAATGGATTTATAAATGGATGAATTAAAAGCAAGAATAGATGCAGAGATCACTCAGTCTCTTGGTTACGACGATGAGCTGTCTGATCAACGCAGACTTGCGATGGAGTATTACTACGGGCTGCCTTTTGGTAACGAGATAGAAGGCCGATCGCAGATTGTTGATAGCAGTGTCGCTGATACCATCGAATGGATAAAACCGTCGCTTATGCGAGTGTTTGCGTCTGGTGACAAGATTGTACAGTTTCATCCTACAGGGCCAGAAGATGTTCCGGCAGCTGAACAAGCTTCTGACTACATCAATCATATTTTTACAAAAGATAATCCTGGCTTTGAAATTATGTATTCGTGGTTTACGGATGCATTGTTGCAAAAAAACGGGATTGTAAAGTGCTGGTGGGATGAGACTGACGAAAATGATCGCGAAACATATAGTGATTTAACTGACCTTGAGTTGGAGGCGCTTATTGCTCCGGACTCGGTCGAGGTGATTGAACACACCGCAAATACCGAAGGTTTAGAGGTTACTCACGATATCGTGATCACCCGAGTGGTGACTACTGGGCGAGTTAAAATTGAAAATGTACCTCCAGAAGAGTTTTTAATTTCTCGCGAAG